AGGAGAAATACAATGACTGATTTATATGCTGATCTTACTGTGGAACAACTGAAAGAAACAGTTGACAATCTACAGGCTGAATTATCAGCAGCACGAAAGGAGTACAATGAAAGGCGAACTACAATGCTACGCAGTTTGATGGAAACTAAACGAGAAACAGATGCAGCCATCCAACAAGAAATGATGAAGTTAGGATACAATTCATTTCGGCCAGCGCATAAGTTTGCTTCGAGTTTCTGGTCTTACTGATGAATAGAAAGCAGTTTCGTGCTGCTCGAAAGAAGGGGTATAGGTCTGGCTTAGAGGTAAAGGTTGCCGAAAGTCTTGACATTATCGGACAGAAATACCGATATGAAAAAGTTAAGATCGAATGGGAAGACTTATCTTACAGAACCTATACCCCCGATTTCGTACTTGATAACAATATTATAATTGAGACTAAAGGGTTGTTCACATCCCCAGACAGACGTAAGCACGTACAGATTAAGAAGCAGCATCCTGAATTGGATATTCGTTTTGTCTTTACTAACAGTAAAGCTAAACTTTACAAAGGTGCAAAAAATACCTACGGTCAGTGGTGTACCAAAAAAGGTTTTAAGTACTATGACCGCATCATACCAGAAGACTGGTTGACAGAAGAACCAAACGACGCTATACCATCCTTCATCGACTTCAAAGGGACTAAACGAAAATGACTACCTTCAAAGACTCCTTCACGGAAAATAGCTTCTACCTAAAGTTCACACCTCTTATCGAGGATAACGGCAGATGGGCCGGTGACATTGACGTAGAAGCAATTATCCACGATGACAATGGTCTTTCACCGGAAGACGAACAGAAGATGGAGAATGTTCTTCATATGGTATCTGCCAGCATTCATCTCTACGAACAGAATGAAGAGGTGTATAATATGGCACGAGAGTTAGTCATTAATGGACTAAGTAAAGACGACAATGAATACCTCTTGAATCAGCAGCCGGAAGAAGGAACAAAAACAAAACCAGCCTTCACTACGAATGGCAACGTAATCTCTGTGGGGTTTGGTAAGTGAGTAAAGACGACATCAATAATCCAGACCACTATAATATGAATGGTATGGAGACAATAGACCTACTACAAGAGTCTATGGGCATGACTGAATTTGAAGGATACCTAAAAGGCAACATACTAAAATATGTTAGCCGATACAGATTCAAACATGCAGAAGACCCTGTGAAAGACTTACTGAAGGCACAGTGGTATCTGAATAAATTAATTGGGACACTACAAAAACAATGAAAGTTCGTATGATGATTACTGTGGAGGTTGACACTGAAGAATATCCTATGCCATCTGATGAGAACGTCGGCATAGAGCTTGAGCGTACCTTCACAGAAATCATCTACGACATTAACGGCCTATCAATTGTAGGCTTCAAAACAACACAGACGGGGAATTAGTATGGGAAATATGCTACCTACAGATTATCAAAACTTTATTGCACTCAGCCGTTATGCACGGTGGAAGGAAGAAGAAGGACGCCGTGAAGATTGGCAAGAGACAGTCAGCCGATACTTTGATTACGTAGGTAGTTATATCTATGATACATTTGGCTACCTGAAGGCTAAAAAGATTCTGTCTGAGGTAGAGGACTCCGTTCTAAACTTAGGCGTCATGCCTTCTATGCGAGCTATGATGACTGCTGGTCCAGCTTTGGATCGTTGTCACGTAGGTAGCTACAATTGTAGTTACATTCCAGTAGATAGCCCCCGCTCATTTGATGAGGCTATGTACATCCTGATGTGCGGTACAGGTGTAGGCTTCAGCGTTGAGCGTGAGAGCGTTGATAAGCTACCTGTAGTCAATGAAGACTTTCATAGCAGCAATACAGTCATTGTCGTTGACGACAGTAAGGCTGGCTGGTGTAAGGCACTACGTGAACTCATTGCATGTCTGTATGCCGGACAGGTTCCTAAGTGGGATGTAAGCAGAGTAAGGCCAGCAGGTGCCAGACTTATGACGTTTGGTGGTAGGGCATCTGGTCCTGAACCTCTCGAAGACCTATTCAACTTCTGCATTGAGAAGTTCAAAGGTGCAGCAGGACGCAGACTATTCTCCGTTGAGGCACATGACATCATGTGTAAGATTGGTGAGATTGTAGTTGTAGGTGGTGTACGTAGAAGCGCACTGATCTCTCTGTCTAATCTTGGTGACGCATCTATGCGTAAGGCTAAGTCAGGTGAGTGGTGGAACAATGAAGCACAACGTGCATTAGCTAACAACTCTGTGTCATACAAGACAAAGCCTACGATGGAGGTATTCTTTTCTGAGTGGCACTCACTGTATGAGAGTAAGTCAGGCGAGCGGGGCATCTTCAACAGACAGGCAGCACACAAACAGGCTGCTAAGAATGGTCGCAGAAAGCTAGAGACTAAAAACAATAAGCCTATTGAGTGGGGTACTAACCCCTGTTCAGAGATTATTCTACGGCCATATCAATTCTGTAATTTATCTGAGGTAGTTGTTCGTTCTACAGACACACTAGAGACACTCAAAGAAAAAGTGAGACATGCCACAATCTTAGGTACGTTTCAGTCTTGTATGACGGACTTTAAGTATCTACGTTCTATCTGGAAAACTAACACACAAGAAGAGCGTTTGTTGGGTGTAAGTCTAACAGGTATTATGGACCACAACATTCTTAATGGATCAGAGGGTCTAGCAAAAACAAATAGATGGCTGATAGAACTAAAACAAGTAGCCATTGACACTAACACAGAGATTGCATTTGATATGGGCATTCAACAGTCTGCCGCAATCACGTGTGTCAAACCTTCTGGTACTGTGTCTCAGCTTGTAGATAGTGCGTCTGGTATTCATGCCCGACACAACCCCCACTATGTACGTACAGTACGAGCAGACAACAAAGACCCTATGACACAGTTTATGATTGACTCTGGCATTCCTGCTGAACCAGACTTTATGAAACCAGAAAGCACAACGGTGTTTTCATTTCCTATGAAGTCACCATCAAGTGCTGTGTGTAGAGATGACATGTCAGCCATCGAACAACTAGAATTGTGGAAGGTATATCAAAATGCGTGGTGTGAACACAAGCCGTCTATCACTGTCAGTGTACGTGAAGAAGAATGGCTGAAGGTAGGAGATTGGGTCTATGAAAACTTTGACAGCATTTCGGGCGTTAGTTTCCTCCCTCACGTTGAACATTCTTATAAGCAAGCTCCGTATCAGGATTGCACTGAGTCTGAGTATACTACGCTTAAAGAAGCGATGCCGAAAAACATTGACTGGTCTAAGCTCAAAGATTATGAGATGGAAGACAACACTTCGGGGTCACAAGAACTCGCCTGCACGGCAGGGGTCTGCGAAGTTGTGGACATCACCAGCCGTTAAGGCTAAAGGTAGTACAAAGGAAATAAAATGAAAAGCGTAGAGATAACCATTGAAATGATTGACAAGGCTAGGACCAAAGCTAAAGAACTTGGTACTCTACGTAATTCAATATCAAAAGGAAGGGGGAATTTAATTGGGTTTATCGGTGAGGAAGTAGCACAAACATGCTTGGGTGGAACTGTAGCTAATACATATGACTACGATATTATATTAAGTGACGGTTCAACTGTAGATGTTAAAACAAAAAGCACAAGTGTTAAACCTCTACCACACTATGATTGTAGTGTTTCTGCTTACAATACTAAACAAAAGTGTGACGCATACGCTTTTGTACGAGTTAAACATGACTTGAGTATTGGTTGGTATTTAGGTATAATAGAAAAAGAAACTTACATGGATACAGCAGAGATGATGCGTAAGGGAGAGATTGATCCCAGTAATGGCTTTAAAATAAAAGCCGATTGTTACAATGTTAAAATATCACAATTACAGGATAAACTATGCACAGACAAAAAAGACCACCAAAGTTAAAGAATGATCCGCCTCTACCCTTACAATATAATAAAGGGTACGAAGCCTTTACTAGTGTTAAACAGTGGACACGAAAGGTTGATGATGCAACCATTATTGTGACGGCCTGCCCGTTTAAGAAACACACGATGCAGGCTCGCGAGTGGCAAAGAGGTTATAACAAAGCCTACTTTGATAATTTGGAGAAACTGCATGAAGCTAATGGAAGAAATTAAGGAATTTATGAATATGAAAGGCGCAGCTATGACGCTAGAAGACTATCAAGAATTTTGTAAGACTACAGCTATCTATCCTGCAAATACAAAGCTGATGTATCCAGCACTCGGACTTGCCGGTGAGGCTGGTGAGGTAGCCAACAAAGTAAAGAAACTTATACGTGATGGTACAAGCAATCGCCCAGATGATTGGAAGGAACAGATTGCGGCAGAGTTAGGAGACGTACTGTGGTACTGCTCCGCACTCGCCACTGATCTGGATATTTCTTTAGGCAGAGTAGCCAAAGATAATATGAACAAGCTTTCGTCACGTAAAGATCGTGGCACTATTGGAGGGTCAGGAGATAAGCGTTAGGGTTCTTATTGCCCTAATCCTGCTCTTGACTGTGCAGCTTCGTCTATAGATTCATCATAAGATTCTAAGTATACAGTAGCCAACCCATAAGATTTTTGTTCTGCAATAGTTGGGCCTCTTAAATACATATAATCTATATTATATAGGTTCTCGCCTTTATCTCTCTTTCGTTTTGCTTCTTCGTGACGCCTTGCAAATTCTTTTTCTACTATTGACGCTTTTGTAGATGAAGCTTTACTATCCCACAAAACCTTTTGTCTGTCATTACTAATGTGATATAAACTATACGCAGCCAACTCACCCATAGCTTCTGCTAGTTCTTCTTTGGTTGCATTTTCTTTTTGCATTTTATCTATCTTAATCATTAGGGCAGTTGTTTTTTCGTCGGCCTCTTGATTGTCAGCCTCCGCCGCAGAAGCTTTAGCTACCTCCCTATAAGATTTTGCTCTACTCTTAATCATATTAGATTGTTGTATAAGTTTTTCTCTTACAGTCATCGGCTCACCCGTTTTTATATCTACATCAGAATTATATCTGTTTGAGTTAATAAGATTACTTAAACCTTCAATAGCAGTAAGACGATAATGTTTAGTTTGTAAATTATTTAAACGGCTAGAACCTGTGTATGGTAACAGGTCTTTTCTTTTTAGTCCTACTCTTGCAACCTCTCTTTCAACTGCTCCAGATTTAGGTGCAAAAGTAACACCAACAAATCTAGCAATAGGTGATCTCCTAAATTTTTCCGCGTCTTCATACATATACTGACGTATAGGCAGACGTTCTTGAACGTCAAACCCAAATATATTCTCTGGTAAATTTGATGCAGCCATACGTGAAAAGATTTTGGTCATAGAAGACTCATCTTCAAGTCCAGCACGTATATCCTTACGTCTTGAGTCAACAGATAATTGTTCAGATACATCTTTAATCATGCGTAAGGGGGTACCCAAACCACCTAAATACTCAGCCGTAAATTCTGTCAATCTATCGTTTACGGATTGACCTCCAACAGAATCAGAATCCTTAAAAATATCAACGAGAGCGCCAAAAACCCTGTTTATATTTTCACCACTTCTTACTGGAAAACCACTTAATGTTTCTACTGCCATTTTTATGTCAGTACTATTTCTTTTTCTGTTTACTTTCTCTTCAAGTACGCCACTTTCTAATCTTTGATCTAAAGATATTAGTAGTTCTACAGCAGCAAAGTATGCACTAACAGGCCACATAGCACGAATGTCTACGCCCATAACGATGTACCACGGAGTTCCATCTTCTTTATTAGAAAGGTGTTTATAGGCGTAAGCAAAACCAGCAGTACCAATAAGACCTTGAGCAACTGATTCTCTATATTGTGCGCCTGTATATTTGTCCCCCGCCAAAGCGCGGGTCATTTTTACTGCGGGGTTAAGCGGGCTAAATTCATACGTGGTACGAATAGCATTAACAAAAAATCGTGGAAATGGCATTACAACTGTAGATAAGGGACGCCATTTTTCCAAACCATTCAAAAGATTTTTAGCCATAGCATTTTCGGGAGTAGCCGCAAAAGACATTTTAAGGGCGTCTTGTGTAGCCCCCGTAATAAGACGTTTATCAAGAATGCGGCCAGACTCAATAAACTGCGTTAAACTTTTAATCTCAACCTTCTTTGCATCTTTTGTTGCCGGTATTGATAATGCAGAACCATGTTTTGCTTTGTGATCCCTTAGATAGTTTTTAAATCTCTTATCAAGGGATGACATATAAAAAGCCCTACGATAAAAGGCATCAGACGCAATATTAAAATGGTTAATTATTTCAATAAGTTTATTTGCACTATTAGTAAACTTACCTTTACTGGAGTCCATAAGATCAGGTTGACTTCTAATCAGGGTCTTATGTAAGTCAGGTGTAAATTCCATAGTGGCATCTATGAGAGTTTGACTTTTAGTAGTATTAAGAACAGCCATTATAACTGAAGATGACTCAGCAAAAAAATCTTTCATACCGTTACCAATAGCTGCCCCATCAATATTTCCTTCCTTTAAACCTACTAGACCCCTGCCAGTATGATACAAAAGGCTATCAACAATATTTACGCCTGTTTGACCTGCTATCATAATACCACCACTCGCTATGTTTCTAGCAGTAGTAACTAGCCCGGCTGTTAAAAAGGCAGTACGAACTCTATCCATTGTTTTAATACCAGTTACTGTATTGTCTAGTGCTTTCGCAAATTTATTGTTACCGTTAACTTCCATGTACCCGTCCATAATTTTACGCATACTATCGCTTGTATTGGGGTAAACTTCGTTAAAAAATTCTTTCTTTAATTTAGAAGCCCTAGCCATAGTTTTGGCTGCGGTACTCATAGACTTTCTAGTCATATCTCCAACAGAAATAGCGCCATTTGTATAAAAAGACATGTAGGTAACAAATTCTTTTTTGCTGATACCCCCTTTAATAATAGCCTCATCAAGAACAGCCAATACAGCCTTTTCGTCAGCCCTACTTAACTCTTTAGTATAACTACCCCTAAACAAATTTTCGATACCATCAAGCCCATCTGCAATTACTGCTGTAACTCTTGTAGGTGGTGCGCCCTTATCGCCTTTAATGCCTCTGTACGTAGCTGCTGTTTTTTCCCCTAAAACATCTAACATACCAATCTTGTCTAAATCTTTTTGTAGTTGTATGGATACCTTACCAATGTTCTCAAAGACATCAGCATTTTGTAATGCGTCAATAGCTTTGTCATAGTCTTCTTTTTTTATGTTATCTATAAATACAAATTCTTCCTTTACTGCCTTCATTAAAGGTTCTTTAGCTTTTTTATCGTGTGCTTTACGAGCCTTATCTATTGCTTCAGCGAGTTGAATTGTCTCTAAATCAAGAGCGCCACCAGACGGTGTTGAAGTTACGGAGTCAGTTGCTTCCAATGTTTCTTGATATTTTTTCTGTGCTTCTTTAATAGCCTTCATATTGTCAGCACGTTTTTTATTAAATTTACGTAATTTAAGATAAGCACTTGCTCCTACAGGTACACCCTGTAAAATACCACCTGTAGCACCACTAATAGCAGCCCTACCAAAAGAAAGCTCAAGGTCTTCTCGTGATGCAGTAGGATCATACTTCATAGTTGATGGATCAATGTATCCTAATCTTTCTACGTTTTGTAGCATTAAATCATCTACAGTAGACAAGGCTGCACTTGCAACTGTTGCTTTAACTACAGGTTTAGATATAGCAGCTTTTGTTATGTTAGACAGTAGGGCGCTTCGGATTGCAGCAGTAGACGCAGCTTTAACCGCTGTAACACCTGCTGTTACACCTGCCCCCGTACCTACCGGCCCAGCTAAAGACCCCATAGCCCCCGAAAAAAGAATAGTACCTAAAGTGCTGACAGATGTTGCTGAATACAATATAGCATCACCTACAGCTTTTGCTGCATCCAATGTACCCATTTCATCATCAAAAACAGAAGGTGCGTGTTTTTCTATGGTATTAAAGATGTCACCAAATAAACGCTTTTCATCCTCTGACGATGTTTTCAAATGATATATTTGATCTGCTAAATGTACGTCTCTGTATAGAAAAGCTCTATAGTGATTACTCATAAATCTTTCTAAATAATCTTCATTAGATTCGTCTTCCTCACGAGCGCCTTGTTTAGTGCGTTTTGTATAATAGGTTTCAACCTTATTCATAAAAGTTTCATCTTGACTAAGTTGCTCTAAGGTAAGAACTTTATCATCATCAGCTTCTGCTGCCTCAATAGGAGTGCCATACTCAAATGCAGGCTGCGTATCTTCCTCTAGTGAAAAGACTTTAGGGTCATCTTCACTTTCTTCAAAGTCGTTAGGGCTAAAGATAGATTTTTCTCCTGCATAAGAGTAAGCATTATTTTCTTCTTGCTCTATTATAGCCTCTTCATCTTCTTGCTCATTTTTTTTAGGCAGCACACCTTTATCCTCAGATGCAGTATTATCATCAAAGTCGTTAGGGCTAAAGATAGATTTTTCGCCTGCGTAGGAATAGTCTATTGTTTCTGACATTTATGTGTGTACCTTTTATTTAGTTTATGAATAAAAACTTTTAACGAATGCCTTAAAGTCAGTAGTAGTTTTTTCATTATCCCTTAGCGTTTTAGGATCAAAGAAAAAGCCGTCTACTAAATATGCGTATAAGCTATTAGCAAATGCTGCTTTTGCTACGTTAGTTTCCTTTTTTGAGTTAAGTTTGTTGATTAAATCTTTTTGTGCTGGCAGAAGTGATTTATATTCGTCACTGTCTTTATCAGTTTTTAAATTATTTCTAACACCGTCTAAAAACTCAGTAAGATTGGTAACACTATTACCTCTTATACGTCTAGCAGTTTCAAGTGCATCTAACTTAACACCCCTGAGATCAGTAGCCCAACCGAGTGTTCTTTTTCTGTCATTAGCGTCTTCTTGATTCTGCCCAGATACGTATATCCTGTATATAGTTTCTTTTTTCGCTATCTTTTCGGTAGTTGGACCAGCTACTGTGCCACCAATACCCAGTAACTTTTGTATGCCCACATTCTCATATTTAAAAAATTCAAATGAACCTTTTACGTTACGCTTAACTTGCGCGTCCATATTATCTATAGTATAAGACATTTTTCCTGTTTTATTATTATTAATACGCCCTGCTGCTTTATCCGCTTCATAACGCGATTGAGCTATTCTAAGTTGTCTTTCAGCTTCTTTAATTCCTTCATCACCACCATATTTATCGGGATTGTCTATAACACGGTCATATCTAGCCCGTGCTTTGCTTAAAGCCTGCGTAGAATTTTCAATGGAAAGAAGTGGCACAGGAGCAGGAAGACTTACAACAGGAATTTCACCCTCCGGTGCCGTAATGTTAAGCCCGGAAGCTTTCGCTAAACTAGCATACTGTTCTTGTTGAGCCTTCAAAGACTGTGGTTGCCCCAAACCACCAAACAAAATAGATTCGTCTTTAAAAGCAGAAGGTTTGTAGTAAGAGTCAACGCCTTTAGGTAGCAGGCTAGGTGAAACAAGAGCCGCAGCCACATCAGTATCCGACATATTTTTAAAGGCTTCCATATTAACATTAGCAAAGTCAAGACCCTCAAAGGGTGTGTCACCTTGTCCTATGTTAGCACTATAGTTATTTAATGCCTCTTTTAAGGAGACAGTATCTGAAAATTGTTTTGCCATATTTGCAGCAACAACGCGTCTTTCATCTGAGTCTCCAATCATTGTACTTAATTCAGCATTTGCTAAATCAAAACGCTTTCTAGCACTTTCTTTTGCTGCGTCATATTTGTCTTTATCTTTTTCTGCATAAGCCAAAGCCTTTTGAAAAAGGATGTCCCTTTTATCTGTTTCCTCTTTAACTCTTTTATCTCTTTCTTTAGCAGCACCAAGCGTACCTACAGCGGCACCCTCAAAAGCTTTAGCAAGGGTTAAACCTAAAGACATATTTTATCTCCGTGCCATAAGACCAGCAGGCTGTTGCTCTTGCTGGGGTTGTTCCATTGTTTCATCCATCATAGGTTCTTCTTCTTCTGTATCTAAACCCATAACGTCTTCGTATTCTGGTTCCATGTCTTCTTCTTCTTCTTTTTGTAGCTGAGACATAGCTAAATCAACAAAGTGATCTTCAGATTCTTCAGACCCAGTAGTCAAGCCCATATCATATTCGACTTTATACATATCACCTACTAGAGCTACCGTTTCCATAACAACGGGTAGAACTAAAATGCCTACATCAATAGTATGTCTTCCTGATGCTACACCACTTGTAACTAGAAACTCCGCAAAGTCAGATACTCTTCTACCACGTTCAAGATTAGCAGCAATCTGAGGCATAATCTGAGGGCTTAAGATTTGTTTCATATAAAAATTTACATTTTCCTCAACGGTAGGCATTTGAGGTGGTTGTTCATATGGTTTATTGCCTAGTTCTCCAGTTAAACTTTCACCCGGAACAGCAACGTCATAGTCTGCTTCTGTTGGAACTGGATTAA